GCCATTATATTTTCCTTATAGTGTTAATATGACATTCCACCAAAACGAGAATGAGTCATTATATTTTTTCCTATACTAAATGCACCTGCTCTTCTTTGTTTAGGAATAATTGCAATATTAATTGCATTAGATAAAGCATCTTTTATATCATCATGTGGTGGATGAACCATTACTAGTTCTTCTTCTAGTGATTGACAATTGCCACCTTTATAATGCCATACTTGTAAGTTATCATATTTAGGTTCTAATACAGAACTTACTCTTTCAAACTTATCTCCTAGACTCCTAGTAGGTCTAAATTCATCTATTGATAAAGGTATTCCATTAGGTTTAAGATAGCTTTCTTTTAGTTCTCTAACAATTGTTTGTTGTGCTACTGTAGTTTCTGCTCGTAGTTTTCTAAATCCCCACTTTTCCCAAGCAGTAAGAATATGTTGATAGTAGTCTACAATTCTTTCTGTCTTAAATCTATCTATATCTAGTATATAAAAGTTACCTTGATGGTCTACTCCTATAGTTACTAGTGCAGTATAATCTGCTTTTTTTCTTAAAGAGAATGCAAAATCTATAGCCGCATATACATTAAGTTTTCTATCTTTAAAGTACCAATCACCTTCATTATTTATTAGAACAGACTTCTCATAGTATTGAAAGTTTTCTGCTTTAATTCTAGCAGTCTCTGTATTATTTGGGTTATTATAATACTGAGCATAGAACTGAGTAGAGTCTACATACTTAGCTTTTATTCTAGCTAGTTCTCTAGAATCAAACCCAAACTTTTTACCATCTGCTCTTGTCTTTTTAGCCCAAAGAAACTCTCCATCTGTTTCTACTACTCTTTGAAAAAGTTCATAGACTTCTTCTTCTGTTTCTAAATCTCCACCATCATCATAGTGTTGTTCTTTCATATTAATCATTGTATCGTATATATCACGAGGATGATACCTAGTTCCTACAACCCATTCCTGTGCTCCTGGATTCTCAATAGAAGCTAACTGAGAGTAAGCACTAGAAACCTTTTCTCTACCCTCATTTGTATAAGCATTTCCTGGTACTACAATATCATCAAGTACAACAATATCTGCATGAAATCCTGTAGTATTACTAGTGAGACCTACAGCTTTACAAGTAGCATCTCTTATACCTTCTAATTTTCGTTGAGGATGGTCTACTGATATTTCAGCTACTGCCCATTTTTCTCGTTTACCTTCTTCTGGGTGAATCATATCTGCCCAGTATCTACGATAGATTGGTGAATCTATTATCTGTTTTATTGCATATAATTGTTTCTCTGCTAAGTCAGCTGTAGCCGATACATAAAGAACTGTAGTCTCAGGATGTTTAGTTATCCACCAAGCAGTTCTATAAGCAGCTAATTTACTCTTCATGTGTCCACGAGGAAGTAATACTAATTGATTTTCTTTTGCCTCTTGTCTGCTCCACCAAGATATAAGTTCTTCATGGATAGCTCCAAATAATATATGAGGAGCAACTAACTTTATAAATGTAAGTAAGTCTCCTTCTGCAGCATTTCTTATTTCTTCTATTTTAGTCATTAAGATTTTTTATGTCTTTGACAGAAGTTTCGAGCTGCTTCTACAGAACCAAATCCCCATACTTTTAAAGCCAGTGCTTTTCTAGTAGGCTTACCTTTAGCATCTTTCATTGGTCCTTTCATGCCTGCAAATCTACAAGCAAATGATACTCTTCTTGGATTAACTCCAGACTTAACTGGTGCTTTTAAATTAGAACCTTGTGCTTTTGCACTAGCTCTTCCTTTAGCATTTAATCCACCTTTAGGATTTTTACCTTCTTTACGAGTCCATGCTGGAGTCTTTGCCATATAGTCTAATTCCTTTTTTGTCTATTTCATATATTCTATATCTAGGTGCATCTCCTTTTTTAGGAAATGAGATATGAATCCATGAGTTAAATTCTAATATTAAAGTGTCAAATTCTACCGAAGAAGAAGATAATACTTCCATGACTTCTTTAACAGTAGCATATCTATTACAAGAAAAGTCTGCTGCTAGTCCAAGTACATGTGCTGAAGTATCTTTTGATTTTAGAAGTCTATTTAGTTCTAAACATCTATATCCACTTGATATAGTAATAGGAGTTCCATTAAGTGTAGAACGAACTTCCTCTAACCCTTCTGCTAAAATCTTTAAATTGTTTTTAGCTGCTTTAGTAGGTGTATTATCTATCTCTAATCTTGTTGCTGTATCTGAATGTATTAATTCATGTAAAGAAAAATGAGGAGTTAGTTGCATCTATCCAACCTTTCTTCTTTTACCTGAAGCAGTTACACTCCATTTTTTACGAGCAGAGCTTGTTTTCTTTTTAATCATAGTTTTCTTTTCAGTAGTTGTCATTTTTTTTGCTACCTTCTTTGGTCTACAAGCTGGATAACCTCTTTTATCTTTTTTACCACTTCGACCACAGGGCTTGCCTGTTTTTATATCTACCCAGTCTTCTTTAAACCATTTACCTAATCCTTCTTTAGCCATTAAGCTTTTGCTTTTTTCTTAGCAGTAACAGATAAGTCTTTCATATGTACTAACTTCTTTGAGGAAGCTGTATGAGTTTTACCAGTATGCATAGTACCATTTGCCATTTTATGAGATGCTCCTGTCCAGAGAACTCCTTTAGTTGTATAATGTTTTACACCTTTCATAATTTATCCTTTTCTTTTTTTAATAGTTTTTTTAGAAGCTACTCGGTTATCTTTACCACTCCAAGTACCTCCCTTACTTTTATAATCTTTAGATGCCCATGCATTTGCATAAGCACTAGGATATACTTTAAACTTTTTCTTTGCTGCTGCTTTTGACTTTGACCATAAAGCAGGATTATTTGGTTTAGGGCTAGCCATTAGGATTTCTTCCTAGCTGATTCAAATAACCCACCACCAAAATAAAAAGCAATAATAGCTAACATAATTTCACCAATATAAAAATCAGACAATATAAACTTAATACCTTGTATATCACCATAACCTAATAACGTCATCATTAATACAATAAAGAAACATACTAAATAAGTTAGCCCAAACATTAAAGCTAAGTATCTTTGTGCAACTTTAAATGGTGCATATGCAGATAGTAACTCAACTTTTGCTTTGTTCTTTACTTGTATCTCTTCTTCTTTAGAAGTATGCATGTCATCAATAAGGTCTAAACCTTTTGAAATAACATCACCACTTCCTAAAATTTTTGCTAATACTGCTAACATATTTAATCCTTAAATGTTGGTATAACTAATGGTTTGCTTAACTCTATAAGATGTAACTGGTCTTTAGGGAGTTCATCTTTTATATCTTCAGTATAATAAGTATTAGGGTTTTTATGTTTTTCTGGATTATCTTTAATATCTTTTATAATCTCATCATAGTAAGAGTCACTTCCTTCAGGTGGTCTGCTTTCAATTTCTATACCATCTACAACTCCTTCACATTTTTTAGCAAGTGTTGCAAATTGTGGTGGTAGCTTTTTGTTATTATATCTTTTACACATTTTAATTAACTCTAATTGTTGAGCTAATTCCATGTTCTCTTGTATTAAACTTTGAGTGTAATCAGTACAGTTACTTCCTAAATACCAAGTCCACCTAACACCTATTCGTCTATCTGAACCATCTCCATAACCATAGTTGTTATTAGATATATTTCCAGGGTATCTAGTTGAATTTGAATTATCTCTTTCGTTATAAGAAGAATCTACAGAAAAGTTTCCTTTGTTACATTGTTGAAAACCACCTTGAAGATAATCGTTACGAGCTTGGGCATTTAGACTTAGTAGTGCAAGACTAACGACTAAGGTCCTTAATATCATATGTATGCTCCCTCACTTGGTCTGCTAAAACTCTGTATAAATCTTCTCCCATTCTCATAGATGCTTCCATTTTGGCTACATCAGCCTTTACTTCACCTAATTCAATAGCTATACTTTGTTTAGAATCATTTAGTTTTTCATTGCTATTACTTGATTTGGTTTGTAGTTGCTCAATATGCCTAGCGTTACTACCAACTGTGTCTGTTAAATTTACAATATATTTAACTCCAGTAAAAGTACCAACTACTAATGATGCTATAACAGGTACAAGGACTATATTTGTTTTGAGCATATCTGCTAAAGTCAATTTGTCCACCCATATAGTACAGCGAATACAATTGGTGAGACTGGTAGAATAGTTAAGAAAAATAAAAGTGAAACTACTTTTTGTTTAATATT